TTTGACATCGTGTTTCCCTCGTCTGTGAAAGGCCCCTCCCGGCGCGAACCGGGAGGGTAGTTGGCGTGTAGTTAGGTCGCGGATGCCGCGTAGAAGCCGGTCACCACGCCCCACTGCTTGAGGGCGGCGCTCGCCTTCGGATGCTTCTTGAAGGTCTTGCCGACGCCGTAGCACATCTCGACGCCTGCACCCGTATTGAACTGGTAGTCATCTTCCTTGAGGAAGGTCGGCTTCGCCATCTGCCCCCACGCCATCGAGACGGCGTTCTGGCCGCACAGGAACACCGGGTGACATGCCACGGTGCCGGTGTTGGTCAGGATGGTGTTCCACGCGCCGCCGACGCGAACGAGATCGTCGATCTCGGGGATTTCACGCGCGACGACACCGTCGTACATCAGGTCGCCATCTTGGAAGATGGGGTTGGTGTCCACGTTGCGCTCGCGCGCGTCGGCGTTCACCTGTTTCAGATCGATCTTCAGATCGCGGAACGGCAGGCCGCCCATGAACGCCACGAAATACTCGCGACCGTTCTCCAGCATGTAGGGCCGGATGCGCGGGTTGGCGTGTTTCGCTTGGAACTTGAGCAGCGACAACGCCGCGCCGTTCATCTTGTCGGCGGTGGCGTCGATGGTGTCCAGCGCCGTCAGGAAGGTGGCGCTGAAGTTTGCTGTCGTCGCACCGAACACCAGACGGTCGGCGTTCGCGGCGTTGAAAGCGTTGCGCTCCGCAGCCGTCGATGCCTGAAACAGGATGCCGTTGACGCGCTGGCCCGCCGCGCTGGCAAGACCGGCAGGCGCGGCTTCCGTCGGCAGCGCCATCAATGCAGCGATGATCTCGTTGCGCTGCAGCTCCTTGCCCCAATCCGACAGTGAAGGCTTCGCCTCGCCGAAGATGTCGGCGCTGTCGATCTGGTTCTGGTACTTGTTGGTGCGAACGGCGTTACGCGCGAAATCCACCCAGACGCGATAGCCGTAGTCGTCGAGCGCCTCTTCGGCTCCGGCCAGTGTGCCGGTCGAAAGGCCCGCGCCGACCAGACGCGCGAGCAGCGGGATGTTGATCTGCTCGCCGCCCTTTTTCGTCTCCATGCGGAGACGGATGATGCTGTTGGACGCCTCGCCCATGTACGGGCTGAAGGCATTCTCGCGAACGTATTCGCGGTTCACGTCCTTGACGTACTGGATCAGCTTGTTGTTCGTCTGAATAGACGTAACGGCCATGTCGGCCTCCTGCTGTGACACCGACGCGGATGCGCGGCATCTGTTGATGCGATACAGGCTTCGGATCAGACCTCTGTCGCGGGTCCGTCAGCGAGGCCGTCGATATCGCTCGACGAGCAGGCGAGGCCGGGATGTCGCTCCCGGCAGGCGAGTGGCTACTCTAGCGGTTCCGCCGATTGGGCGGAAGGCTTTCCCTGAACAGAGTTTCGTCGTCGAGGTGGTAGGCCCCGGTCGGATTGTCGGTCGGCGAACCGGACGGGACGCGCGACAGCGACGGCGGTATCTGCACCACGTTGTTCTGCCGTGGCGGCGCGGCTCCGTTGCCCTGCGGCGCGAGCTGCTGGCCTGATGCGATGGCTCGCGCCCGCTCCAGCAACGAGGACACGAATTGCGGATCGGCGAAGCGCCGCTCGATCTCGGCCTCGACGTACTTTTCGGGATCGTCGCCGACCTTCGCCAGCGTCACGGCTCGCCTATACCAATTGACCATCGCGCCGCCGGGATTTGGCGAGTTGACGATCAGCCGGGCGAAGCCGGGATCGCCCTGCGCCGCCTGCATAAAGGCCTGATAGGCCTCGTCGAACATTGGGCCGGTCGTCGCCCGCGTCAGCTGCAGATTGCTTTCGAGCTGCAGCGTCTTGAGTTCGCTGGTGAACTTGTTCTCCAGCGCCCGCCGGTAGCCCTGCGGGTCGATCAGCGGATCGGGCAGCTCCTCCCCCGGCGATTGCTGCTTCTCGAATTGATCCATCCGCTGCTGCATATGGCGCAGCTGAAGGTCGCGCTCCTCGATCTGACGGGCCAGCCGCTCGCGCTGCTCGTTGACCTCGCGCAACCGCCACGACGGCACGTTGGCGTCATCCTGCGGGGGAACCAATGCGGACGGCGGCGGTGTACCGGGTGGCGGCTGCGGAGCAGGCTGGCCGGGAGGCGGAGGTGCCGGTGGCTCGCTGGGCGGCTTCGGTGCCTGATCGCCCTGCGGACGGAAACGACCGTGGATGTCACGGCTTTCATCCGCCGGATGTGGCGGCGGCGTTTCCGGCTTCGGCTCCGGCGCGGTGGCGTTTGAGAATAGTTCGCTGTCGCTGACGCTGATGTCAGCGGGGACTTCGGTTTCAGCCATCGTGACCCCTTACGCTTTGACCGGCTCTGGCTCCGCCATCTCCGGTGGTTTGTCGTATGGCTTTGCTTCCGCCTGCGGATCGTAGCCGCACGATGCGTTCTGGAACTGGTCAGCCATCGTCATCAGCATCTGCGAGTACGTCTGATGTTCATGGTCTTGGTTTGCACCGAGCAGCTTTGCGATGGCGCGAAAGTTCTTGGCGTCCTGCGCCAGCTTCTCCTTGCGGATCACCAGACCGTAGCCGTCACTCCAATTCTTGAACTTGACGGCTGCGCGTGTCTGCAACGGACCTTCGTGATCGTAATCCTGCACACTCATTTCTTTTTCTTCCGCTTCGGCTTGTCGGGTTCGCCCTCGTCGGTTTCGTCATCGACGATGATGCCGGAGAGCCAATCCGCCAGCTCGTTCCATTCGGGGTTCTGACCGGCTGCAGCCTTCAGCGCCGCCGCGACCTTTGTCAACTTGTCGATCTCTTCCTGATTGAACTCGATGCTGTACTGCTGCGCCGCTTCGGTCATGGGTGTTTCCTCGATTGCCCCTTGGTAGGATTTATCTAGCACATTTCTCTGCAGGAAAGTTCCTAGTCCCATAAATCGTTGATTTTGCTGGTGTTTATTGCGCTTGACGTCTCCATATAAAATGGACTACGATTGCTCACGGTCGCCAACCGGCGGCCAGCAACAGAAGGACTACACAGATGACCGTCTACACAAACACCGCTCGCTTCGATGGCACCGCCCGCGCTCTCACTGAGGACGAGTTGTTTCAGCTCGCCCCGTCGGTGTTTGCAACGACGGCGCATCAATCGCGTTCGGAAAAGTTCATGCCGATCCCGACCATCGAGGTCGTGCGCGGCTTGGCGAAGGAAGGCTTCAGCGTCGTCGGCGCTTCGCAGTCTCTCACCCGCTTGCCGGATCGCAAGCTGTTCACCAAACATCTGCTCCGCATTCGTCAGCTCGACGAGACGGTGACGTTCAAGACCGGCGACACCGTGCCGGAGATGATGCTGAAGAACGCCAACGACGGCACCGGGGCCTACGACCTGATGTCGGCTCTCTTCCGCATCAACTGCCTCAACAGCATGGTGGCGTGGCTCAACACGCTGTCCAGCTTCAAGGTCCGTCACTCCGGCAAGGACGTCGCCGCCAAGGTGATCGAGGGCACGTTCTCGGTGATCGACCAGAGCCGCAAGGCGCTGGCTGCACCGGAGGCGTGGTCGTCGATCCAGCTCAACGGCGAGGAGCAGATGATCTACGCGAACGCCGCTCACCAAATCCGCTTCGGTGAGCAGATCGAGGGCGAGGCCCCGGTGTCTGCCATCGCGCCGGAGCAGCTGCTGCAGCCGCGCCGCTGGGAGGATCGTTCCAACGATCTCTGGACGACCTTCAATCGCGTTCAGGAAAACGCGATCAAGGGTGGCCTGCAGGGTCGCCGCACCAACGACAACGGCGTGATCCGCCGTTCGACCACTCGCCAGATCAAGGGCGTGGATAGCAACGTCAACCTGAACAAGGCGCTGTTCACGCTGACGAACGCGATGGCGGAGCTGCGGGGGGTGAAGATCGCCGCCTAAACCTTCGGATAGGTTTCCGATACCAAAGAGAACCCGCCGGGCGCGATCCCGGCGGGTTTATTCGTGCGTGGCCGGAGCAGCGCAGGCCGCCCGGCCACGACTTAGCTGAAGCCGCCCAAGGGGTGATAGAGCCGCCCAGCCACAATCAGAACGCACCGGGTTCCGTTTGGTTTCTATGTTCGGTGACCGACCTACTACATCTGGTAGGTCGGTGCATCCACACCCACTACATCTTGTGGCTGGACAGATGTCATCGAGCTGACATAGCTTTGACGTGCGAAAGGCGGCCCCTGTTCGAAAGAGGCCGCCCTTCTGATCCAGACCCTCCGGCGGGAAGGCGAGGATGTTGAGGCCAAAATAGCAACCGCAGGCCTCCGCATCAATCCCCAGCCGCCAGCGACCGGATTACACGTCAGGTGTAGGGGATTTAGTTCTCCCGACCGGATGCCGTGGCAGCAAAACGCCGGTCAGGCCGACAGTCCCATCGCGGCTCCGCGACGACCGTCAGGCCCATCTCCCTACCTTCCAGTCAGGAACATTTTCCTGAATGGGGGTAAGGGGGGTGTGGCCTCTTGAACCCTCGCCCACCACGCCGACTAGCCTCTTAGAACAGTCAACCAGAAGGGACTGAGTATGTTGAGAGAGGGAAACGGCGGCCCCATATTTAATGGTTGACGGCTTCCATGCGATATGGGAGAAGAGGGTATGAAAACGAACTGGCACCAAGTCGGAGTTGAGGTCGAGGCGATGAGTATCCCCGCTCATATCGTCGATGATTTCACCGCAACTAGGGACATCGGCGCATTCCGCGCCGCCTGCCGCAAGATCGACGTCGCTGAAGAGGCAATCGATTGGCGGATCAACGATATCGAAGCATGGGATTTGTGAGGGAACGGCCATGAATACGCAGCTAAAATTCTCGGTGACTGAGGTTGTAAGCACGACCGTCAGCAGAAAAAGCCGAGGCTACAAAATGTCTACCGGCATCATGGGCCGACGCAAACAGGTTGAGTGGGTGTCAACATCCACCGGCAAGTTTGTCGGCAAGGTGTTCACTGAGGAAACGGTTTCCCACAGTGGGGATTGGGGTGATGGCTGGGAGACAAAAACCAACATCCTAGAAAACATCGTCGCTGAAATATCCCCCAACGCTGATCGCAACCTAGTCGAGCGGCGCACCAAGGCGGTGTTTGACGCACTGGTCGCTGTCGAGGCTGCAGCCATCCCGCCCGGCTTCATGGAGCTGGCTGGATCGGGCATCACGCGGAGTGGAACGTGATGGAATTGATCGGCTTCATCCTGATCTTGTGGTGCCTCTTGGTGATTGCATGGGCGGAAACATGACCGACGAATTTTCAGTCTACTGGTGGGATCGCGACGGCGGCCAGCACGAGGAGCTGCGCTTCGTCGGCGAGCTGGATGCCGTCAAGGCATCGCACCGTCTCGCCTGCGGTCCTCACTCAGTGCTTGGGTTCGTGGATCGCGTCATCATCACCGACGGCGGCGATTGCATCTGTTTCGAGTGGAAAAAGGAACTTGGCGTGACTTGGCCGACGCCGCAGAAGGAGGAGCAGCAATGACGATCCGCGTTCAAATCCCCGTCTACACCGACAGGTGGATGATGGGCGACCGCTACGGCGTCTTGATCAAGACGACCAAGCGGCCAGCCGGTAAACAGCGCGGCCTCGCCACCGTCGCTGAAGCGCAGATCGCCCACGTCAAGCTGGATAAATCCGGCAAGACCATCAAGGTGCTGCTCGACGACTGCCAGTGGGTGTCGTCGTGAGGTTCCTGCCCGGCGACCTAGAAGAACTACTAAACGGCTGCGGCCTGCCGTGGCGGATAGAAGATGGGACGCGCCACCACAAAATCTACGTCGGCAACCAGCTCGCAGGCGTCCTGCCAAAAGGACGTTCGCGACGAAACAACCTAAACACCGCTCACAAGAACATGATCGCACAGGTGCGCCGCGCCATTAGGGGACAACGGCCATGATACTACGCACCGGCATCAGAAGCGCGAAGCTGAAGCGCATCAACGCTGAAATCCGCGAGATCATCCCAAGGCAGATGGATCGCGAGCCGTGGCTCGCCGTGCTTGAGATCGCCGCTGATGCGATCTATTTTCGCGACGGCGGCTTGCATGCCAACGAAACCGGCTGGCGAAACGACGAGCTGCGCGAGGCGTGGATCGCCGTCCGCAAGGAAATCCAGCGGCTGGAGAGCCAGTGATGCGGCTGGTGATGCAGAACGAGCTGGGCTGGTGGGTGTCCTACGAACCCCACGTCTGGCACGGACCGTACCGCTGGCGCTGGCTGGCCTGCTTTATAGGTGGCTGCAGACGACGGCAGTAGCGCGCCGCGACCGACAAGTACATGGGGATACGAGGTCTAGTTAATGTCCCGACAGCCGCGACGCGCCAAACAGGAGGATACACATGAGTGACATGGCGAGGGCAAGAGTGTTGATGGCGCGATCACGCAGCAAGATGCTGGAGGCGATGGCGCTGATCGACGAGGCGCACGATCTCAGCCGCAAGGCGGAGGCACTGACGGTGCGGGCCTCGCCGGTTCGCCGCGCCCCAATGGAGATGGAGTTCATCAGCTCCGACATGCGGGAGGCGGTGATCGATCTCGCGGAAACCGAGATGACCATGCATCAGATCGCCGAACAGGTCGGCCTCCGCAACGGTGGGCGCGTCTCCGAAATCCTCAGAGGAAAACGCTAGCGCGGTAGCCTGAGTGACGGTGCCTCGCCGATCAGGCCGAGCAGCACGAAGATGACGATCAGCACAGCCACCACCATGATGATGATCTTGGCGACGCGAGCGAACGGCTCCGGCACCGGGATGTAGTCGATCAGCCAGAGCAGCAGCCAGACGATCAGGCCGACCACCAATAGGTAGACGACCAGAGAAACCAGTGAGCCGATCATAGCCGCCTCCGTTAGCTGTCAGTCTCCGTCCAAACCACGTTGATGTTGATCAGCGCCGCTGGCGATCCGGTGCCGCCAAACCCAATGCAGATCGCGTTGGTGGCGCTGCGGATTTCAGGCTGCGAGGTGTACGGATTGTTCGCCTGCGATGCGATCATCGCCAAGCTGGCGTCCGGCGAGCTGAGCGCAGCGCCAATGTCCCAGCGCAGCCGCCTGAACACGATGCCCTTCGGAGGCACATCGGTGTTGCCAAGCGTGGCCGGGCTGACAGTCCAGAATTTCAGCTTCGCCAACGCCGCGCCGTGCGTCGGGTTGCCGGATGTCGGGTTGATCTCGTTGCTGGTGCCGCCGACGTTCAACGAAATCCGCCGCATCGTCGTGACGTTGATCGACGCCGCCGTCAGCGCGGTGCCGGAAATAAACGCGCCGTTGAGTTTGACCACCTTGCCAGCAGCACCCTCCAGACAGGCGATGTCGGTGGCGTTGGCTGGCACCGAGTAATCGAGAACCGATCCGTAGTAGGTCGGCACTCCGGTCGCCGGGAACGGCTGTGCCATCGCCGGAGACAAACCGGCGAGCAGCAGAACCAGTGCGGAAAGTAAACGGCGCATCGTCTCACCTCTTCATGCCAAGCTGCGGAGGAACCATCGGCTGCGCCCCGCCGCCGGGAGCCGGTGCTGCGCCACCGGGAGGCATTGCGCCAGCGCCAGCTCCCACGCCGGGCATCACCTGTGACAGTGCTGCCTGAATTTGCTCCGGCGTCGCCGGGATGCCGGTGACCTCCTCGATCTGCTGCGCGATCATCTGGATCATCGCCATCAGCTGGCCGCCGTCCTGCCCCGGTCCCGCAGGCCCTGCCGGTGCCATTGGAGGCGCAACGCCAGCGCCGCCGGGTGGCGCGACAATCGGGCCGCGACCCTGCATCGTCGCCATCGGCATCTTGCCGGGCGCGGCGATGTTCTGCATCTGCTGCGCCATCGTGCTGAAATCTTGCATGAGATCGCCCCTTGGTTACTGTGATCCTACACTTTGTTCGTAGGCTGCGCGACCGGCCAGCGGAACAGCTCCACCGACTGCCCAACCCTGCGGGTATTTACGGAAAAACTCCGAAACCAGATCGACCACCTCTGGCGTCACCTTCTGATATTTCGGAACGCCGGTCGGCATGTGCAGCATCGAGTAGTAGTCGGCCTTGTTGGCGAACTTCTCGGCAGGCCCGGCCTTCAGCAGCGCACGGTGGATGTCGGGGTTGATCAGGTGGAACGGCACCGAACCCTGCAGGCCGCCGACGCCGCCCTGCGGTCCCAGCATCGCCGCCGGATAGGTGGAATGCAGCGACGGCGCTGTCCCCAGCGTCGGGTCCATCTGCGCGATCATGCGGCCACCCGCAGCGGTCGGCGTGTTGACCAATCGCGGATCGGTGTTGGCGTAGCGCACCTGACCGATATCCGGCCCGCCGCCCTTCATCACCGGCTTCATGTCCAATGATTTCACGAACGCGCTGCGCCACGGTCCTGAGACGTCGCGCAGCCAATCCGGCAGCTCGTCGCTGGCGAAGCCGGGATAGGGCCGCACCGGATCGCCCTTGATCTTCGCGCCCTTGACCGGCAGCGCCTCGTCGATGGCTTTGATCGCAGCCGGTGTCAGGTCGGCTTGCCGCGCCGCCTGCAGCGCCGACGATGTGAGCTGCTGCGAACTGTCGCCCATGCCCTTCGCGCCGGTCACCGGCATCAGGTATGGCGTCCCGCCCTTCTCCAGCACCTCTTCCGCCTTGCGGTTGATCCCGGTTGCCGGGCCTTGCTGGTTCGCCCAGATGCGCGTCACGTCGTCGGCCTGCCCCGGCACCTTCTTGCCCATCTGCAGCCACGGATAGTCGATGCCGCCCTCCATCTGCACCGCCTTCGGCAGCTTCGTCTCGCCGATCTGCGTCAGCTTGCCGCCAGCTCGCATGCGATCCACGCCGGTCGGGATCAGGTAGCCGCCCTCGTAGTCGGCGATGTCCTTGACGTTGCGCTGGAAATCCGGTGCGCCCTTGATCTTGTAGCCCATCTCGTCGAGCGGCAGGCCGGTTCGCAGCGCGGACAGATTGTGATAGCCGCCAGCGCCTTTGTCGGAAGCGTCGGCCAGCACCGGACCCTGCGGCGTGTGACGGACCACCCAATTGGCCGGAACGTCGCTGGGGTTGTAGCCCAGCTTCTGCAGCCATGACTTGACGGCATCGACGGACGCGCCACCGGCCTTGCTCCACTTGTTGCCTGCCTCGGCCTCGCTCGCCGTCGCCGTGATCCCAGCAGCCCCCAGCGCCACCCGCGCAGCCTTCGGCAGCTGCGCCAGCGCCCGACCGGCGAGGCCTGCGCCCGGCCCCAGCGCCATCAGCCCATATTCCCACGGCTCCTTCGGCACCAGCGCGTCGGCGACATCCTCCAGCCTGTTGTTGCCCGGCCCGACGTTGCGGTACTTGCGGGATTGCAGGAAGGCAGCGCGTTCGGCTGCGGTCGGCTCCTGCGGCAGCGGCCACGCCACGTCGGTTTCGTATCGGTCAGCCATCACTGCCCCTCGCCGCATCAATCGCAGGCCCGGCCAGCGGGTAAGCCAGCGGCGCTGCAACGCCGTACTTGCGGAGTATCTTGACGATGTCACTGGTGAACGTGCCGTAGACGTCGCCCTTGTACCGCTCGCCGATCCCCTCCTTGACGTCACGCGCGACGATGGCGTCGTGGCCGGTGCCGCGAGCCTCCTTCACCACCTCGGCCTGCATGCCGCTGTCGTCGATGAACCGCTGCGCGTCGGTGGCTGGCACCTCATGCAGCTTCTTTGGCGTCAGCTGTGTCTCGTAGACCCGGCCACGCTTCAGCTCTCGCCCGGTCGCCGGATCGTAGGTCAGCATCTCGCCGTACTCGCGCGGGAACGTGAACGTCTCCGCGACGTCAGGATTGGTCGCATGGAATGTCGCGCCGCGTGTTTCGATGGCGTGGCGCGGATCGATGCGCTTCAGGTTGCGCTCGGTCGAGCCGTGGAAGGTGTTGATCGGCAGCATCTGCTTCAGCGCGGCCTCGTAGGCCGCAGTGTACGGCGCTGGCATCTCCCGCTCGGCCAGAACCTTGGCGGGGCCGCCGTGCCGGAACGCGCTCTCGAAAGCCTCGCGAGCCAGCTGCGTGATCTGGTCTGGATGCTTGACGCCGCCTTCGGCAATCGCTCGCTCAACCCGCTGCACGTCATATGGCCTCGACAGGTCGTGCAGCCGCGACACCGGCACCTCCCGCGCCTGCAGGCGGCGCAGCGCGTCGAGCCGGTGCTGCCCCTCGACCACGTTGCCTGCGTCGTCGGCGATCAGCCGCTCGACGTAGCCCTGCGGTCCCGACATCTGCTGAAACAGTTCATCGACGCGCCGCGCATCGTCGGCTGCGGTGGACACGCCGCCGGTCAACTTATCAATCGGCACCATCTCGTTTTTGCCGACCATGCCGTACTTGAAATTCGATCTCGCAACGTCGTGCAGGCTCTCAGCTGCCGGACGGATGTCGCGCAGCGCGGCAATGGTTTCGAGCAGCTTGCTCAGCTTGCTCATTGCTGCTGCCCCGGCTGATACGCCGTGTATGCACCGCCGCCGACCATGCCGGGGATCGCCAGCTTCCGCATGATCTCGATGATGTCAGGGTTGTTGACGACGTAGTTGTAGGTGCGGGGCGTGTCCAACCCGCGCTGCAGCCTCGCTCTGGTTTGATCCAGCTCGGCAGCGCGGAGATTGTTGCCGCTGGCGCGAAACTCGGCGATCAAGGCTTCTGTGTCGGCAATGTTTTTCCGCACCAAGTCGAGGTTGCCAAAGGCGCGTGATTGCTGATCGAGATAGCGGACGCCGGGGATGCCCTCGCGCGACAGCTGCTTCATCGCAAGCCTGTCGCCATCATTCCCCAATCGCTGGCCGAGTATCCGATAGATGTTCTCGCCAGTGCTTTCATCGTGGACGATGCTGGTGCGCCCGGTGTCTCGGCCCAGCTCAAACTTATCCACCACGCCGCGAACGGCAGGGTTCTGCTGCGACAGCGGCTCATCCCACTGCAGGAACGATCTCGGGTCGGCCTTGAGGTTCAGCTCGTAGACGCGGGGGCCGACCTGTTTGTCGCTCACCAGAAGATCGTGCGCCGCTCGCCGCTCGGCTGTCAGCTTTGCGAGATATTCTTGTTCCTCGGTGGACACCGGATGGCTCGCCAGCCACCGCTCGTTGCTCTCTAGGTTTTTTGCAGAAGCCTCGATAGCCTTGGCGCGATCAAAGCCTTCCCCCTCCAAAAAACCAATGGCACCGCGCTGCGCGACGTCCTCTTGAAACTTTGGATGCCGCGAGAACTCCTGCCAATACTCGCCGCCACGTCCTGACACCGCAGGACTTTCCGCCGCGTAGAACCCCGGCCCGTATGACTGCGCCCCCTGCCCGGTGCCGATCTTGCTCAGGTCCACCTTGTCGAAATCGTGCGGCGAGGCATGCCACGCCTTGATGCCCTTCGGCAGCAGCGCCCCAATGGTTTCGAGCAGAGGCTTGACGCCAGCCATCAGCGTTGCCCCTTCAGCAGATCGGACAGGCTGCGGAAGATGTCGGACGGTCGCGCGTCACCCGTCTTGCCGGGCGGCAAAATCCAATCGCTGCTGAAATCACTGCCCGGCTTGCCGCTGCCGTATTCCCTGCCGACCCACGACCGGATCGGCATCGATTGGTAGCCCATGCGCCGCAGCGCCTCCAGCCGGTGGTTGCCCTCGCCCAGCATCGCCGTCTTGCTCTGGCCCCCGGCATGGATGATGCCGGGATCGAGCAGGCCTTGCTCCTCGATCTGCTTCATCAGCAGCCTGACGTTCTCTTCGCTTCTGATGTTGTTGCCGGGCATCCGCTTCAGCCAATCGATAGGGACGTCGTCAATGTGCCTGTCGTAGACGCCCATCAGCTCGCCCGGCCCGCGTCGCACCTTCGCCAGCGGCATCAACGCGCCCAGCGTCTCCAGCAATGGCTTCACCCCAGCCATCTACAGCCCCGGTGGTTGACCTTGCGGTGCCGCAGGGAATTGCCCGCCAGCCAGCTGCTCCGCAGGATTGGGCGGCTGCTGCGGTGCCAATGCACCAGCGCCGGGCGACGGGCCTCTCATCCCGCCGTCCGGCACCGGAACCCCTTGGTCGTTGCCCTCGTCGCTGTCGAGAAGGTCGGCCAATCCCAGAAGATGCGGCTCATACGGCAACGTCGCGGGCGAGTAGGCACCTTGGCTGACGTTCAGCATCGCATCCGTCATGTTCTTGATCGCGATACTCTTCTCCTTCATCGTCTTGGCCTCTTCCTGCTCCAGCGCGATCTCCTTGGCCTTCTCCTTCATCGGATCGCCCTGCTGCGCGTCCTCCATCTGCTTCAGCCATTTCTTCTTGATGCGCGAATTGATCGGGGCCAGCTCGATCAGCAGGCCCGGCGGCACCTCGGCACCGCGCGAAGCCAGAACGCCCAGCGTGTCGAACGCATCCTGCATCTGGTTCACGGTGTCGCTGCCCTCGTCGATGATCACGTCAACGTCGATGGCACCCATGCTGTTGATCGATTGCGGTGTGCCGTACACCGGGTCGGAGCGGATGCCGTTGATCTGCAGCATCTGCATCTCGTCCTCGGGATCGACCACTCGTATCCACCGCTCCATCGTCCAGTGCTTCTTCACGGCGCAGAACACGCCACGGTAAACCCGCAGCTTCCAATCCTTGTACTCGATGATGTACGTCCCCAGCTCCGCGATCCCGGCCTGCTGCAGCAGCGCAATCGCTCGCCCGCTCTTCGCACCCTCCGCCATCCCCATCAGCGCCGGGTTGGGTCCGAAATTCTCCATCTCGGCCTTGGCGTCCTCAAGGAACGCGAGCTGGCCCTGCATGTCGGCCAGCGACTTGGCGTCGTCGAACTCCGGCTTCTCGGCGTCGTACTCGATGACGCCGTCTGTTTTGTGCGCCTCGATGCGCGTCTTGTTGACGTCAACGGTGCCGCGCCGGACAATCATGCGCCGCGTGTTCAGCAGATGCAGCGCCTTGCTGTAGCGGTGATTGGTTTCGTCTTGGGTGTCCTTCATGTCTCTAAAGAACCCGTAGCGGTCGCCGTCCTGATCGACGTTCGCCGAGAACATGATGAACTTGTTCATCGGCTTGCCGTCTGGATCGACGAACGGCGACAGCCCCTCCATCAGCACCAGCGTCTTGGTGTGCAGCGCCCAGCACCACTGGCCGTTGCGGTAGTACCAGTGATCGACGAGGCGAACCCGCTTGCGCTTGCTGTCGTACCACCGCACGGTGCGCTTCTCGTCGTCGCGCGTTCCCTCGCTGTCGGTGGTGGATGCGATCTCGTCCCACTTGTCGGTCGGGCAGAACGTCTTGGCGATCTCCATGTCCACCCACTTTGCCGTCCCGTTGAACAGCACGTCGGTGAAATCCGCCTCGAATGAAACCGGGTCGTAGAAATAGCTGTCGGTCGGGACGCGAGCCGTCGTGACGTCGTAGTCGCCCTGCTTGGCGGCGATCAGGCCCAGCTCCAATCCGCCCAATCCCTCCTTCGCCACGTCGGAGGCGATCTTGCTCGACAGGCTTTCCCAGCGGTTGTTGTCGAGGCAATAGCGGATGACGGCTGTTGCAATGTCTGCGCTGCCATCATCCTTCGGATTGCGCGGGTAGCACTTGGGGTCTTGCCGCATCCGCTCGACGAGGCCGACCACGCCGTTGATCTTGCGCTTGATGCGGTTGCGGGTGATCGGCGGCTGATTGCGTAGCTTCAGCTTCTTCAGCTCGTCGGATGTCCACTGCGAGCCGGAGTAGTAGGCGCGAGCCGTACCCTTCTCCTCGATCTCGCTGTTCTTGGTGTTGTAGTAGTTCTCGTGCTGCTTGGTCAGCTCATCGACGGTCAGGTATTGCGCGGTATCCTCTTCCTTCGGCGTGGCTCTGGTTTCCTCCACCACGGAAGATTGATACACGTCTGACATCGCTGGCCCCTTGGATCACAACGCCTTGTCGAACCGCTGCTCAAATTCGGTAACGACAGTGTAGCCGGTCTGAGCGCCTTTGTCTTTCGGCGGCGCGGCTAGGCCAAACACCACCTTGTCGAGCAGCTGGCCGACCAACCCGATAGCATCAACCTGATCGTCGTGCTTGCCAGCGGGAAACGACAGCAGCTCGTTCTCGAAGGCGGAATACCACGGCGCATGCACCGGGACGTGCAGCTTGTTCAACGCCATCCGGCCTTGGATCGACCGCGCCCTCGTCGCCTTGTCGCCGCGCGTCGGGAACGGCTCGCGCACCACGAACGCCTGCCGCAGCCGCATCCGGCTGTCGAGGAACGGCCCGACACCGGCCTTGATCTGACCCTGCTCCTCCGCCGCGTAGAGCGGCTTCCAGCGTTTCACAAGGTCGCAGAACCGCTCGACCCAGACGTCGGACGTCGTCTGCCCGCGCCACAGGTCGAGCAGATACATCTCGCCCGTCGGATCGAGGCCGACCACGATGTGGCAAGTGTAGTCGCCACCGTCGTCGGTCACTGCGTAGTCGCTGCCCATGTAGACGCGCATGCGATCCACATGCGGATGCGTGTCGTAGGGTTTCAGCCAATTACGGTTGAAGAAATTGCCCTCGTCCGGCGTCGGATGCTGCTGGTACAGGGCGCTCCAGTTGCGCGGCGGCTGCTGCAGCTTCGCGGTTCGCATCACGTCGGCGTAGCCGTAGTCGTCATCGTCCCACAGCATCTCGCCCGGCTTGCGACCCAGCGGATCGTTCTCCTCCGCTTCAGCCGGGATCGAGATCACCTCCCAGCGGCTGCTCTTCTCGGCGAGGATGCGCGCGGCGAGATCGTCCTCATGCCATCGCGTCATGATCAGCACGATGCGCCCGCCGGGCCGCATGCGTGGCATCAAATCTGATTTGAACCAATCCCAATGCCGATCTCTGAGCAGCTGACTGTCGGCATCCGCCCGGCTTCTGACCGGATCGTCAATTATTGCGAGGTCTGCGCGGAAGCCAGCGATACCAGTGTCAACACCGGCTGCGTAGTATTCGTTGTCCGTCTCAGTAGACCAGCGACCAGCCGCCGAACTATCCCCGCTGACCTTGAGATTGAGCAGCTCTCCATGTTCTGCAACAAGGTTTCGCACCCGCCGACCGAAGCGTTCCGCCAGCTCAGTCGTATGTGAGGCAGCGATGATCTTGCTGCCTCTAACGCGCTGCAGGAACCACGCAGGAAAAACGATTGAGCCATACGTTGATTTCGCTGAACCGGGCGGCAGGAAGATCGCCAGCCGATCAATCTCGTTGTTCGCCACCGCCTGCAGCTTCCGCAGCATCAGCCGGTGATGCTTCGCCAGCTTGTACCCCAACCTCTCCGCCCACGCCGTCAATGATCGTCGTACCTCGCGTGACGTCTGTAGCTGCATCAGATCGCGCTCCCACTGTGAGAGCTGCTCGAATGTGAGCGAGGGTGGCGGCGATGTCTCCGTCGCTAAGTCCGGCGAAGCTGTTGATGGTGGAGACGTTGACATTCTCGACGGCCTTTCCCCAACCGCGATTTAGGATTTCGGTGGCGGCTCTGATCTTGTCGCCGTCCTGCGCCTTCGGGTTCTTCAGGACATCAACGTAGGCCTTCAGCGACAGGCCGGTGTAGTCGCGGGCGCGGAGGCCAAGGGGCCGGATGTCGCCGCCGTCGAAGGCGACCGGCTCAAGGCGCACTTTCACCTCGCGCTTTCGGGCGGTGCTGCCGGGCGGCCTGCCCCCGCCGGGCCTCCAGCCGCCATGCTTTGGTTTATTCTCTTGGGTTTCCAACGGTTTGACCGGACGATCTTGGTTTAATCTTGGTTTCTTGGTTTCAGTTTGATTATGCCACAGAAAACCAAGTTGGGGGCGGGTTCATTTAATCGGGTTAAATGAACCGCTCTGTGGGCGGCGATGGTGACCCGACAAATTACCCCCTGAAAATGTCGTGCCATGTGAGCGGAATAGGTGCCCCCATGCATTACTCACGGTTCGTTTAAAGGGGTTTGGCAAACCTTTTGGGGGTGGAGGAAATACCCCGATAAAAAACAATTTCCTGCATGTGACAGGCAGATCGATCTCTGCATGCGAAAGGGGCCGGGTTTCCCCAGCCCCTTCCATAGGTGTGTCATGTGAAACGTCTATCGGCCTTGACCGCTGACCGCCGTGGCGATCACCTCGATCTCCTTGATGATCTCGTTCAGCTTCCGCAGCCGGGCGGTGTGATCCGTGGCGGCGTCGGTGTAGGCCTGCGACCCCTGCGGGTAGTAGTCGCGCCCGTGGGGAGCGGCTTTGCAAAGGGCCTCGCGCAGATCGCGGCCAGCGGCGAGGACATCGAGGTAGCCTTCCAGCAGCGCGGCCTTGGAGGTGCCGTTCAGGTGGATCGTCGGTGTGATCATCTTACGTTCTCTCTCTGTGCTTTGGGTTGATCTAGATCAAAGGTACTGACCCACCACCGATTTTGGCGTGGGTCCGTACCCGGTTCAGCCGTGCTGCTGCGCCATTGCTTCCCAATCGAGGCGGCGATCCGCCTCGTCCTCCAGCCGCTGCTCTTCGCTGAAGGCCTGCTCCTGATGGAACGCGCCGTCGTCGGCGGCCTCCACCGCCGTGGCTCCCCACGGCAGGCCGTAGTGACCGGCGCAGATTTTGCCGTAGCCGACGTCGGTGCTGCGCTCGTCGGTCAGCGCCTTGCGGCAGAAGCAGCACTGGCCGACCAGCTTGAAGCCGACCGTGCCGTCGGCGTTCCGCACCTCGATCTGGCTGCGCTTGACGCGGCCATAGGCGGTGGCGACCTTGACCGGATCGGCAGCAAACGCCTTGAGCGCCGCAGCGATCTCGGGGGTGGCGTCACGGCTCGGCGCGTACTTGCCGTCGAGGCCGACGCGCCCGAACCATGTGCGCCCGTACTCGCTGTCATCCTTCGCGCCGTTGGTGACGTTCAGGGTGCCGGGGAACTTGGCGCGAGCGCCAGCGCGTGAGATGCGGACGCCGTCCTCGTAGCCGGGCACGTCCAGCACCACCGCCGGGAACTTGAGCCGGGCGGCGGCCTTGTCGAACAGCGCGATGATGCCGTCGAGCGAGCCGATCTCCACCTTGGGGGCGGAGGCGAGCGGCGCGTTGGCGTAGATGCCGTTGCCGAGATACGCGCCCAGCGTGACTTGCTTGGTTGCGCCGGAGGCCAGCGTCACCGTGACGGTCTGGCCGACAAGGGTGCCGACGGTCGGCTCGCCGCCGATCTCGATGCACCACACGTCGTTGATTTTCTTGAAGCGGTTCATGGTCTTAGTCCTTTTGGGTTTGCGTGAACGGGTTCAACGGAATGGTTCTCCCATATTATATGGATCGGTGCCAATCACGAAATGTTTCATGGAGGAACTGCCGGTCGCGCGGAGGAAAAGGATAGCCCCCGCCACCGGCTCTCGACTGTTGTTGACCGTCACCTGTCGAGTGGACGTCCAGCCGGACCCATCGAACAACCGGCTGGCTGTGGTTCCTACTTGCCTCGGATAGCCTTCAGGGCGTCCCGGCCCATCAGCGGCATCCGCTGGGCGTCTGGGCCTATCTTCTTGCTGGGTCGAACCACGCCCTTGCCGTCCCGCTTGGCCTTGGCGCGGGCCTCCTTCTCGGCGGCGATCTCGGCGCGGGCCTTGGCGTCGGCCTTGTCCCGCTTCAGGAAATCGGGGATCGGGTCGGGGTACAGCGTCGGCAGCGGGCCAGATGGCTCTGGCTCGCCCTTCGGTATCCACTCCGGTGCTTTGGGCAGTGGCGTGAACACCGGGGCCTTGCCCAGCTCCTTCTGCAGGCGGCGCAGGCGCGTCCTCTCAAAATGCAGCTTGTTCTGGATGATCGCGAGCCGACGGAATGTCACCTCGCGTTGCTCGGTCAGCCGTCCAATGGTATTCAGGCACTGACGGTGCCGCTTCTCTCGCAGTGTCGTCATCTGTGCTTCTCCTCTGTTGCTAGTTGCACTAGGCCCCGCCCCGGCTGCGACACCGGGGCGGGGTTTCGGTTTAGCGGAGGATCGGCGTGTCTCGCTTGAGCCACGTCGCGATCTTGCGATCAATCATGTCGCAGACGATGTCGAGCTGCATGGTGTCGAGATCGCCCTGCGATACCTGATCAGCCATGTCGCGCAGGCTGTCCTTGTTCGGCAGCGGCTTGCCGCTCAACACGCGGCGCGAGGCCCATGCGTTGACTTGGTCGGCGTAAGTCTTGAGGCCTTTCATGTCACGCCTCCTCGACAATGCGGATGGTGTCGCCGACGCAGAAGATGCCGTTGCTGACGGCCTCGCGCAGCGTCTTGGAGATCAGCTCGTCCTGATCGACGCCGTCTTGCGTCGGCACCGGATAGCTGACCAGCTCGCAGCCAGAGCTATTGCAGAAGCGGATGGAGATCATCTGGTTTCCTTTAAGCGTTTGTGTTTCAACGCATCATCATCATCCCATTTTATATGGATCGGGTCAACAGCTATTATTCTTATGCAATATCAATGACTTACTTTGGCAGCGAAGCCTTGAGCCGGTTCATGGGGTGCAGATCGCGCGTCTCGACGAAAAAGTTGAAGCGCCCGCTGCCCTTCGGATCGCACCAATACTTATCGACCTTGGCGTCCTTGCCGTACATCCAGCCGCGCAGATCGAAATCCATTTTCTTTTTGTCGATGCGCCACACGCTGACGAACGGCTTCTCGTCGGCGCTGGTCTTGTAGACGAGCAGCCGCTTGTATTCCGCCGCCACCGATCTCACCTCGACCAAACCGCCGACGTCAGCGGCGAACGACGTCGCGCCGCTCCAGTACAGATTGAGATACTTTGCCACCGCCACCTCGGCCTGCGCCGCGACGATGTTGACCTCCCACTGCTCCTCCTCCTCAAAACCGTGCTTGTCCTCGTAGCCCTTCACGATGGCGTTGAGGTTTCGCATCACGCCGACGTTCGCCCCCATCAGCATCTCGCCCGGCGTCAGCGTCACGATCTCACCCATTGTCGATCTTCCTGATGAAGAGAATGTTGTTGGTGAATTTCCACCTGTCGAACCACGAATGGATGTCGCTGACCTGTGGCGAGTAGAACTCCCACGTCGGCACCGCACCCTTCGGGACGTCGTAGAATTGCGAACGCGCGAAGCCGTCGCACAACCGCTCGCGCCCTCCCGCCACCGACAGCACGGATCGGCATTTCAGCTCGTAGGGGACACGTCCGACGCCGGGTTCGATGGTGACGGCTTCGGAGAGGCACTTGTCACAGACGTATCGGTTGAGCCGTCGTCGATCTGAAATGCCTCCGGCATCAGATGCAGCAGTCCTTCGCTGTGCAGCCATTGCATTGCCCCCTCCTCGTTGATCACGCCGTGCTTCACCGACACGCCGATTGCAAGCAGCTCGTTCTCCATCAGCTTCACCTTCAGCACTGCCGCTCGCAGCCCGGCCAGCAGGAACGCCTTGCGCCCGGCGTTCATCGTGCCGTCTCCAGTGTTTTTTCACGGGCCTTGAAATAGGCGATCTGCCGCGACTTGATCCACGACCGCAGCTGTGGTGTCGGAGTTTGCGTTGCCCAGACAATCCCGGCGGGTGGTGATCCGAACACGTCACGGAACTGCATCGACGCCCAGCCCGGCTTGTAGCCCTTCTCTTCCTGAATGTGCAGCAGCTGTGAGTAGATCGATTGTCGCCCCATCAGAACCAGCTGCTCGCGAACACCCAGCGATGGCTTCTGCTTCTTGGTGACCCGGTCCATCTCCAGCAGCTCGCCGTCGGCGCAGACGATGGCACCGTTGCGCGGCTGGTGTTCAAACCCGCAGGCCGGACACACCTTGGTCTTGGGCGGCAGCAGCGCCTTGCAGCCGACGCACGGTCGCGGCAGCGCGATGGCGTCCTCGGTCTTGGTCTTGGCTCGCGGCTCGCGCCCGCTGTCCAGCTCTGGATGATTGATGTCGGTGACGAACCCCAAGCGGATATGGTTGTCGCTGTGGTCGAGGATCAGACAGTGATCCTTACCTTCAGCCGTCCTCAAACCACGCCCGATAATCTGAACGTGCAGCATCTCGCTTTTGGTCGGTCGCGCCACCACGATGCAGCGGACATCCCAATCCACACCAGTGGTCAGCGTCCCGACGTTGCAGACAACCTTGATGTCCCCATTGTGGAAACGATGCCGTATATGGTGCCGCGCCTCCGATTTGGTGTAGGCGTCCTGATAGTCCGCAGCCACCCCAGCCCTGACGAACTGCTCCTGCAAAGCCCGCGCATGGGCGCAGTCCACCGCAAAGCATAGCGTCGGCCTCCCCTGCGCCTTCTCCAGCCACGTCTGCACCACGTCGGCGACCAGCTTGCCATCGTTCATCACCACGCCGAGATCGCCTTCGTGGTAGTCGCCAGCCACCGTGCGGACGTTTGTGAGATCGGGCGAGCTGGGTGCATACACCTTGAAATCCGACAGCCAGCCGTCGTCGATCAGCTGCTGCGTCGTCACCGGCTGCAGCAGCTTCGTAAAATACGATCCCAGCCCGCGCGTCCAAGGCGTGGCCGACAATCCAATGATCGGCTTGCCCTTGTGCGCCGGGTCCAGAACCATCTTGCCGTAGAACTTAAACCAGCGATGCACCTCGTCGATGATGATGATGTCGGCCTCGGGGAACTGCCGCTTGCTCAAGGTCTGCACCGACGCGACCTGAACCTTGCAACGTCCGTCCGTCATCTCGTGCATCGCCTGCATCACGCCGACGTCATCGACGCCCTCGCCCTGCAACACGCCGACCGTCTGGTCGATCAGTGACAACGCCGGGACCACGAACAACACCCGCTTGCCCTTGCGGACTGCGCTGTCGATGATCGCGGCTCCCACCAGCGTCTTGCCTGCGCCGGTCGGGGCCTGCATCACGACGCGCTGGTGCCCGTCGCGAACCGCATCACGCAGCTCGTCGATCGCCTCGACCTGATAGTCGCGCAGCTCAGTGATCATCAATCGTCCTCATGCCCAACCATTGGCGCACGGCTCTCTAAGTCTGCAATGTGGCTCTGCATCAGTATGTCAATGCAACTATCCACCACCTGAAACCATGCAGGCGACGATGGCTGTTGCTGTCTGAAGAATTTGTACACATCGCGCACAGCGTTGAGTTTTTTTTGATCGGTCATGTCACCGGCTCAAAGTTGTCGGCGAAATACTTCTCCGCCACCAGCCACTTGTCGTTGTGGTTCTTGGGGTTCCTCGCGATCATGTCGCCGGTCTTTGGTGAACCAGCGAGGATGTCCGCGTCGCTGATGCTGATGTTGCTGGTGTCCTCGCCTTTGACATACGGACGCAGCTCCGCGATCTGCTTGCGTTGGTATTGTTTGAACTCACTCATCTCGGCCACCTCCATTCGATTGGCGATATCTGCAGCGGCGGCATGAACAGCCTCACCGCCTCCGGTAAAATCTCCAGCGGCTCTGGCGGCTCAGCCGCCATTGCCTTGACCGGCACGAACACGATGCGCCGGTTGTGCCGTCGATTGCTCCAGCACCGCTGTCCGCGCGGACCACCGGACCAGTACAGGTAGGCGCGGGGCCACGCCTTGCGAGCCTCGCTGCGGTTCATGCACGTCGGCCTCTGCACATCAGCTCCGTCAGCCAACGTCGGAAGGATTGCGAGCAGCAGGAATAGAAGGGGAAGCAACCTCTGCATCTTCCACCTCCTTAATCAGCGGCTCATTGGCGATGCGGAACGCGCGGCCAATCGCCATCATCGACCCCAGCACCGTCTCGACCTCGGCACGACGGGCGACGGCTTCATCTCGCGCCGCCATCATGTCGGCAGTGCGGTTGCCCATCTGGCTCATCGCTAGCTCCGCGATCTCCAGCTGCGCCTTCAGCCCGGCGATGGTGGTGTCGCGCTCCGAGAGTAGCAGCCGGAGGCTGTCACGTTCGGCGGCGACCTCTTGCGAAATGCGAAGCCCCTGCTCGACGATTGCTTCGCGGGCCGGAGGCAGTTCGCCGTTGGTCGATGTGACGTCAGAGGCCATAGTATTTCTCCACTCTGCTGTTTGCCATTCGGACATGGTTCTTGCTGTGGTGTTCAAGGCAGTACGAGCTGCCCTGCATCTTGTGATGACCGCAGTACATCACCGGCTTGTCGCGCACGATCTCGCGGCAGTGCCACGGCTCAAGGTCGATGAAGGTGATCGGGCCGCGCAGCACCTTCAGCTTGATCTCGTCCATTACCTTCTCCCGCTTCACAATGATCCCCCTCGGACTGATCTTCGCTTTGGTTGTTGTCAGGACACGTTTCGGCCCGCGCCTCGCCGGTCGCATGCGGTGATCGGATTGCAGGCCGAGACGCCGCGCCTTTCCGATCACTGCGTTGCGCGTGAACACGCCAAACGTCTTGGCAATGTCTGCAGCCAACATCGTTCTGTAGTTGTCGCGCAGATACTGAACGCGCTCCGGTGTCCAATCTGGATTGATGTTGATCTTCACGGGCATCAGATCATGCCCCACAGATCGTCGTCGCCGACGTAGCCCTTCTCCGCCAGCCGCTCCTGTATGCGCTTGTACGTTCTGGCCGGGAGCCGGTCGTAGAGGTTCTTCCAATTCAGCGCGGTGCGGTACGGCACCTCCGCAACGGCGGCGACGTCATGGGTGTCGCCCAGCGCGTTGAACACGGCTTCGACACTGTCGAGCCGCTTCAGCTTTTTGTTAGGCATCATCTGAGATGTCCACATTTCCATTTGCTATGACAGGTGGTTTCATATTATATGACGCCCATCAAGTCAATAAACGGGGGATTACCCATGTTCCACACACTTTTCGAGCTGGTATCGATCAGCGCCTTCGTCGCAGCCGTGGCAGTGTTCGCCATTGTCGTGGGAGGCTGACGTGACCGCACTGAAATACGGGACCGGCGATTACGGCTACTGGCAGCAGCTGTTGAGCGGCTACAAGCCGACGCTGTTTATGAACGACATGCAGCCGGGGTTCTATCGCCGCAGCCGCAAAGGCATCGACGACGCCGTGTCGTTCTTCTGGCACGGCTCCGATCTGGTCTGCATCGTCAACGGCAAGAAAGATCAGTACCCGATAGAGGTCTGGAACAGCTGCGGCAACGCAGCCGTGACGCACGAAGATTATCTGTACCGCATCAAGGAAGGGCGCTGGCCGAATGACGCAGAGATCGTGGCGAAATCAAACCGCGCACCAGATGCTAGCAGCATTGAGGCCGTTCTATCCCGGCTGGATGAATTTGGGGCCGAGGCAAAAAGGCTTATTGTC